CCTATAGCCTTTGGAGTTTGCGACATCATAAGTGGAAAACTTAAAGCTCCTAATAGATTTCTTGATGTTTGCATTTGAGGGTCTGAAAGCTGAGAAGGAGGGTCTATAATATCAACAAAAGGTATACCGGGTAATATATCAGCGACTCCCGCTGCCACAGAACCAATAGGCCCTGATTCATAAATCTTATCTGCTGTTTTCTGTATTATATTTCTTTTATCTTCAGGCATTTTAGATACACTACCATGCAACACTCCTTGAATATCATGCCAATCACCTTCAGCTTTTGTACCTTTTATTTCATCATAAGGCAAAGTCATAAGAGTTGATATATAATGTTCTTCTCGAAATTTATCTTCTACTCCTATTGAAGAGACAGATGTTGTAGAAGCTGGAGCTTCATACAATTCAATATATCTAGCTTTTTTCTTTTTCTTTTTTGGTGGCATCTAAAAACTTTTCAAATTTCTTTTCATGCTTGTTCATTTCAACATATAGCTGAAAAACTTTCTCTAAAGTTAACAATCTTTCCGACAACATTGAAACAACTATTCTTGTGCTGCCTAACTGCCTTTTTAAGTCATGCTTAGAGTACGATTTTTTCTTCTTCACTTTATCTCCTCGACTTCAAATTCTTTTAATAACTTATCTTCTTTAGCATCTTTTGTAAATGAAACAATTGCATCTACAAATCCTTGAATATAAGATTTGGCCTCTATCGTTGTATCAAAAGACCTCATCAATGCATCAGTTTCATCTTTTTTAGCTTTTCTCCACTTTACTAAATACTTTCCTCCATATATCATCTTTTAATTTTCCCAACATTTTACTTCATCTTGAGAAAACTCCATCGTTACCCATCCTGTTCTTATGATTGGATACATAGAATATCTAGCATATGCAGCATATCTTAAAAAAGAGCCACCTCTTATATACCAACGACGCTTAAGAGCTTCTTCATTACCATCAATCCTAATCGAATCAACTGGCTTTGCATATAACTGATGGTTGTGGCCAAGTAAGAAAACATCACCTTCTGAATAAACCGCTGCAAGTTTATCCAGCTCAAGGTCACCATTCTTTGCGCCACTTTTACCATGCCCACTAACTAAAAACCAATCCTTATTTTTAACTGTTATACGAGAATAACCAGGATATTGAAAATACGGCACATTCAATTCAGCCGCTAATGTCTTACAAACATCAAAATCCAATATATTAAAGCTACGAAGAAAGTCATGATTCCCACCACGAATAAATAAGCATTTATCCTTTATTGGGGCAACTAATTGCAAAAAAGAAAGATATTGTTCATCTGGTGGGACTGATTGTCCTCTTTGAGAGATTTTATAGTTAGGAGGTATTAATTCTAATAAATCACCGTTACCAAACCATACAGCGTTCTTATCTTTAGCAATCGTAGATACAGCCTCAGAGAATTTCTTTAAATCAAATTCTTCTGCTCCTACATGAATATCAGTTAAACAATGAACTCTTGTAACATTATTAGATTTATATGAAAATATTTGACCAGGGTCTACAGATAAATTATACTCTTTTACTTCTGTATCTATTGGTACACTGAAATATTTTTTGCATGAATTACAATGATACTTTTGAGAGATTCCATTTTTTCTTCTCTTTTTACCATCTTTTTTTGTGTACATAGATGTACAATGTGGACATACCATTTATTCTCCTTCCGATGTTGAAGCTTCTATTTGTTTTTGCTCTCTTGTAGCCCCTTCTAATTCATCTGGAGAAAATCCTTGAAATACTCCAAGCAATCCTACGTCTCTTTGCTTAACTGTATTACCTGCAGTCCCTACAATCTTACCTAATTCTTTTGTAGACTGAAGTACAATATTATCATCTTCACTATAATCTGCAAGAGTTTTTAGTTTACCAAGTACATATTCATGGTCAATACCAAGACTCTTTGCTACATCTAATACTGATTTTTCAATTTCTTTCATAACTCTATCCTGTTTTAATAATATAGTTGCTTTTTTTCTCGCACTATTATCAGACATCTCTTTATATGCTTTCTTATAAGCATCAACGGCCCCCATGCCTACGACTATATTTGTTGCAAATTCTTTTTCTTTCTTCGTTATATTCTTTCTTTCCTTTACTCTCATAGCTGAATTATTAATATTTTTACTAAATGTATATCTATTAGGATGAGAACTAAAATCTGTATCCATCTTTACATTTGGTCTATTGATAAAACTACCTACTATTGTCCTCACCCATCCTTTTGCATATTTATAATTCTTCCTATCGCCAGGATGTTTAACCGACTTACTAACTTTAAGCAGCTGGACTATCCTATCATCATCACTAAACACCCAATCACCTTCATCAGCTTTGCGCCAATCTGGTTTTACAACTGTATTTGGGTGATGTGATTTAAACTCATCTATATCATCATAGACATAATGAGCTTTACTCTTTATTGATTTTTTTTCCAAGTTTTAAATCTTGTAATTCTATAAAAAGATTATCTATTAAATCATTTACTTTTTGTGGTATCATAAATACTTCACCATTTATCTCAATTGGATTATATGTATGAGACATATTATTTAAAATAAATTCTTGCTCTTCTTTTGGAAGATTACAAAGCTCTTTTATTACGTCTGCCATAACAGAATATAAGGATATTAAATACTAATTTTTAGTTATATTTAATTTGTACAGAGCTGCCCATAGAAGAACTGCACATATTATGTAAAAAACAATAGGAGACAGATGTCGTATCGGCATTATAAGGAACACTGCTACTAAATAAGACAGTATCAATTTTTGCCAAAAATATTCTACTTTTTTCAACTTTTTTACCCATAAAATTTTTTACCCCTTTATTTATTCCCTCCCTACCACCCTATAACTTAAATACTTTTTTATTACACAATCAAGCTAGTTTGCCCAAGTCTTTCCTAAAAAAATTGTAGGATTTTGATATGTAGCCTTTTTCACCTATATACCCCCCTATCGGGGGTTTTCGTAAAACGAATTTACGTTATTTTTGATTTTATATAAATCTATTAGAATCTTTCAACAAAAACAAAGGAGTCTAAAATGACTGACCAATTCACACATGATGAAGTGAAGGAAAGCGCTGCAAAGACGTGGCGTGAAATGATGGTTTCACATGCTAAGGCTGATGTTAAGCGTGGTTACAACCGATTCATTGGCCAGATACCTAGTCAGAACGACATAGTTCGTAAAGGCGTAGCGCATCTTCAGTTCCTTAACACTATATGTGTAGCTAACAAATGGCCGTTAGTATGGGAAGACCCAGATGAGAAGCCAGTGAACCCCGGTAAACTTACCTAGGTGAGGGGTTAACACCCCTTTTGTTGTGTGTTGTTGGGCTTGTGCTGTAATAATGCAACATAAGCTCACCTTCACACTATTTGTATAAATATTTGTATAACTTGGGCAATAACTTCAATAAAGGATAAATAATCATGAATGCTATAACTATGTTAATATCACATTGTATGAACTATGGTAAAAAACTGTCTGAAACTAAAAAAACTATAACATATCAATCTAGAAATGGATTGCGTGTTGTCATATCCAAAAGGAGGGATTAGTGGAACACACATTTAAAATATCTGCAGGTCTTAAATCTAAAATAGTATCAGTTGAAGGTACTAGAGAGTATGCACTGTCTTATGTTGCTGGGTATATTCAAGCGATGCGTGATAAGATGAATTTAGGTAAGCTTGTAAAGATTGATGTACATGAATTAAAGGATAAGCCATGAAAATATTAAAACAATTATTTAAACGATTGTCATATAATTATCGTCATCAAGACTATTATAAATGGATAGGGCCTGAAGATGGATATAACGAAGATGGTACAAGAAAAGGTGTTAAACATTTTGTTTATACATGGCCATGGTATGATGGACTGATTGATTGGATAATGATTGATGTTCTTGATAAGGACTATACATATAATCGTTCTTTTGGTCTTAAATGGCACAAAATATGGATATTTAGCAAAATATTTTAAACATATAGCAGGGTGGAGCAGTGGTCAGCTCGTCAGGCTCATAACCTGAAGGTCGTAGGTTCGAATCCTATCCCTGCAACAAAATTAAGGACAAACAATGCAAGATAAAATAGCTGAACTCGAAAAACATTACAACCTGTTGTTTGATTATATGTATTCAAATGGTTCAATACGTTATGGTATATTTTTGTATAATGATAAGAATATAAAAGTTGAAGATATCGAACAATATAGAAAAAGGTTGCCAAGTTTACAGAAAAAGGAAAGG